AGTCCGTGCCTCGGCACAACCAGGTATTAGAGTAGCAAGTGCTGCTAATGCGATAAGCCTTTTCATTAGGATCCGCTATCGTGGCTTTTTATATATGATGATTATATCATATATTCTGTCAATTGCAATAGACTAAACACGATTGATTTGTTGGATGCATTTCGCATTCCTTTTCCCAAAAGGATTTCTCCTTTGGAACTCGTTTAATATCTGAAATAGCGTCTTTGATAACGCTGAAAGTACTAGTGAGTTTCATGATACACCTCCTAAGTAATTTTTACGAGCATGTTTTTCAGGAACTACTTTTCCTAACTCCACGGTGAGGAGTCCATCTTCAAATGCGACCTGTCGAACTTCGCAATCGTCGCTGAGTTGCCAAGTACGTTGGAATGAACGTTGTGCCAAGCCCCTGTGTGTATATTCAACATCTGCTTCTTTATCCTCTTTGATGCCTTCCACATGTAGTTTTCCAAACTCCGTATAGACTTTGACTTCATCTTTCTTAAACCCTGCAAGTGCTACCTCCAATCTTGATTCATGATTATTTAACTGAACTAAATTGTAGGGTGGATAGTTTGTCGTTGGAAACTCAGAACTAAAGAAATTATTAAAATAATCATCTAGTCCTATGCTGTTCTTTGTAATCTTATCCATCAATGCTGGAAGATCTGCAGCGTGATATCTTGTTAATTTTGTCATAATGCCTCCTTTAAAAGCTAGGTTTAGTGTGTGTCCCTTTATGGCGACACTACTATTTAACATCAATCTTAAGATTTTTTGAAGTGTGATTTAACGTACAAAGTTGGACGGTAATAATCACCTATATAGTTCCAGGTAACAATGTCAAGAAACATGAAGAAATTACTACCTATTGTTATGTTACTTGGTATGACACCAATGGCAGCTCGTGCTGATTTAATTCATAGGTTGAGTACTTCAACCCAATTAACAGTTGACGCAGCTTTCACTTCTGGAACTAGGATAGGTTCAACCTATACTGTTAGTGGTAACAATATTAAAGTAGCATCTGCTGATGACCACTTTGGTAAGATAACTGCACCAGCAAGTGTAACTGCAGCAGCAACACTAGATGCTGGTGTATACGATATAAACACCACAGGCTCTGCATTCAGCTTTAGCGAAAGTTGGACCTCAGGAGATGCGGTAAATCCTATCGGTACTGGTGTAGACGTGGCTAGTGGTGTTGTAGCAGATATGCCTGCATACGGCTCAACTTTAGTGTCATCAGGTGGAGTCGCAGGAAACCTTGCTGGAACTATAACCTCGGCAGGTGTGATGACTTTAACAGCTGGTGGAGCTGGTACTAGTGCGACTGGACAATTTGTATCAGAGATTACCGTGAGGTAAGATTTGTTCAATCTACTTAAACTCTTTAAGAAAGATAATGAAGTTGAAGAATGTCCCATATGTGATAGCTGTGGTAAGTGCAAGTGTCGGTGCTGCACCTGCTATGGCGGTCCCTGTGGTCCCCAACTTCCAACAGGGCTCGATGACGAGTCATACTGAGACTGAAAGCACAGTCACAGAGACAATAAACTCTATAGATTATAGGACAGGATGGGAATACTCAGTATCGGGCCATGGAATATCCAACGACGGACAACCATTAAACCCCAACGTGAACACATCAACAGTATCAATACAACCTTCGGCAACAACAACAGCCACGAACGGTACTGCAATAACAGGAGCCGTAACAAGTTCCTTCGATTCATTAAACCTTGGTACAGGTTCAGACTTCACGATAACGACTCCAGGAGAGGCGTTCAGTTTCGTACAAACGTATCAAGGACCAGGGATGACCAATCAAACAATCATCCAAAGAACAACAGAAATAAAAAGTGTCACCGACACAACATCAACCTTTACCCAATAGCTGCATTATGTCTATCAAATCTTGCGATTGCCCCTGTCACACTGGCGGAAGGTGTAGGGGGTGTAAGTGCAACAGCTAATCCAATCGCCAACTCGTCGGGCTCAGTAACGAACCAGGCAATACAAGTTTTACAAGGTCCATACATAACGAATACCTACGGTGGTGGAGTGCAATGTCAAGGAGCTACGTTTAACCTCACTCCATACCTACAGTTTGCTGATTCACGTAAAGATCCTTGGGAGGACTTCTATGATGAACCACAATATAACCTAACAGATGTAGAGGGTAAGACTGTTAAACAAACAGTTACTGTAAAGAACTATCCTTGGGAGTCGTGGTATGACACAAGAACTAAAGATGATGGTACTAGATGGTTTGAAGATGGAGAAAGTATAGAGATAGAAATAGATGTAGATGCTCCTGATGGTGTACCTGATGTAGTAGGTAGTGGTGGTACTATGACACCTACATGGATGAAACCTATCCGTACTGATATGAAAGCAAACCAGTCCTTTAATGCTGGTCTATCTGCAACACTATCAATACCACTGAATAGGAAACTACAAAAGCAATGTCATCAAGCAGCAAATGCTCAGATTGAAATGGCTAGTCAACTAGTTGCCAATAAAAGATTAGACTTTGAGATCGCAAGACTTAAAAATTGTGGTGAACTTAAGAAATCTGGTATATTCTTCCATCCTAAGTCACCTTACTATGCAGTATGTGCTGATGTAGTAGTAACGACTCCAGGTGGAAAGATACTGCCACACGAACACGAGTTACCAGAACTTAAGTTTACTCCCCCTTCAACTTCCTCGCAGCTTTTACAGCCTGGTTCGCTTCCCTCTGCTTCAACAGACGTTCCCGACGAGACAAAACGGGAGGTTTCTTCTTTAGGACTTTCTCTTTCACCTTCGCAATCAACTTCTTCACAGCAGGTTTCACCACCTTCAGAATCAAATCCGCTAGGGGTTTTGCAAGTAGGGCCGATGTCGTTGCCACAGTAGCAATACCAGCAGTCGTAGTTATAACAGAAACACTAGGGAGATACTGTTCCACAAAAGGAACTTCTCCCCATTCTGTTATGCAAAGTTTTTTATCTACACTTAACTTATATCCTACAACCTTTTCTGTACCTGCTTGATTTAAATCTCCTATACGTCTTGCATTAGGTGGAGGACATTCTATATCCCCTGCTGTATTCGGACCTGTTGGAGGAGGTTCTGGGGTGTCTATATCAGGTGCAGGGGGTTCCTCTGTATTAACACCTTCATCAACTTCCTCTTTATTTGGATTAACTGTCATCCAACTAAGTTCCCTGTAATCATATTCAGGTGGCTCATAGTATGGCATACCATTATCACACAGAACTACATTTTGCTTAGGATCATCATTAACTAATTGTTTATTTTTACTTGCAGGATTCTTTGAGTTCTCTTTATGTACCTTAACGCAACCAGGCATATTAACTATTGGAGTACCAGCATTAACAGTAACTGGAACTACAGGAGGAATTGCCTGTGGAGGGTCTGCCATCCAAGTTCTAGTATCTGCTATCTGTACATCACGAATATCTCTTACGCTTGGTTTCCTTATCCAAATGCCTCCAAGATTAACGGACTGTTGCCTGACCACGATGTTAGGAATATTAAATCCACCAAGAGTAATATTAGGTAAGTCACGAATAGGAGCCATAAGTAAGTATCCATTATGCAATATGCTGTATCACGTGTTCTATTTTTGCTTCATCATCCCAATCATCTTCATCTTCAATCTGAGTAATAATACCAGCAATGGCTAATACAGCAGCAAGTACAGCACCAGCACCCCAGACTTGTTTCTCAATAGATCTTAATCGTTGGTTGAGTTCTTCTTTATCTTTGTTATTAAAATCTTCCAAACCTTTTTGAAGATCTTCAACTTTAGTTTCCAAGATTGCCATCCGACTGTCTTGAGCAGCTTGTTTTTCATGGTAAGCGGAGAGTTGTGAGTTGTCTAACATTATTTTTGAGGCAATTGTTTCTTATAATCGGTAGAAGGTATCTTCAAACCCTTAACTGGACCCGATGATTTTGGCCATGCATTAACTAGTTGTAGATATACTTCCTCTGCAACTATTTGTCTTATCATTTCTATCTTTTCAGATTCTCTCTTCTGAGGACCACCAGTTTGTTGGTCGATGACGTGATTGCCACCGACCATTGCACCAGTTCCTAGTACAGCAACTGCTGTACCAGTAGAAGCAATCTTCTGTACGTCCATTTAGAATCCGCCAGGAACAGGAAGACCTAGACTAGAACCTTGAGGTGCAGATGCTTTTGGAGTTCCAATGTCTCCTGTAAGAGCACCACCGATAGCACCGCCACCAATGGATTCTATTGCATCTTTCTTGATGTCTTCAATTATAGCATCCTTGTTTACATAGACGTATGTTCCTACACCTATGATACCAGCGAGTGTTACTCCTGATGCCACACTTATTGCATTAGCAATTGCATTAAAATTAAATTTCATGAGTCTATAGTTTGTAGTTTTCTTTGTCGTCACTGACTGTGACAATTTTTAAAGGAGCTTGTTCAACTCTAATTGTTTGAGTAGGTCCAGCTTTAGCTATGATTGCCTCAATGTCTTTAGCAGTAACAGGAGGAGCACCACCATTAGAACCACCACCATTGCCGTTCATCTTCATCGTACCGTCACCTTTTTTAGATGCAGTCTGAATCCCGAAGCTAGCTAAAACCCCAGTAAAAACTGAAGCTATAAATGTTGGATCAATTTTCTGTTGAGGTACACCTGGTATGGCAACATAGTTCAAAGTCAAGATCCCACCCGACCAGGCAAGAACGGTAATACGAACAAATGTACTAATGATAGCAGCTTGCTCTTCAGGATCTGGAAGAATAGCATCTTTGACTTTACCAAAGACACCTTTTTTCTTCTCCTCCTTTTCGTCTACCTTATCATCTAGAATCTCTTCTGTCATATATCTTTAACAACTGGCCCTATTTATACATTTGTAAGTTGCTTTTTCTTACCGATGTTATATTTGGACTCAAGAGTCCATTCTCCCTTTTCTTTATACGCAATAACCTTTATCTGACTAAGTGGTGCTGCATCTACAATAGCACTCTCCTTAACTACGTTAACTAAACCCCAATCAGATAATAATTTTATAATTCTATTTCTTCTTTGTAGATCATTATCAGAAAGATTTGCTTTCTTACCATCTAAAGCAAACAATTCTTTAAAATGTACTATGTAATACTGTCCCTTCTTGTGAAGGATGTGGCATGATTGATATAATTTCTTTTCTTTTCTTGAGGCAACACCTATTCTGGTTAATGTCTCTCTTACTTTAAGAAAATCATCAGGTTCTTTTAATTGAACCTCAACCATATCATCTTTAGTCCATTGCAATTCAGTCATCTCTTACCTCCTTTATTCAGTTTTTCTTTAATGTAATTAAGTTGGTCTGGAGTTAAGATCCTTAAGGCTTGAATTGCTTTTTCATTACTATATCCATAGTATTTTTTCACAAGGTCAAGATCTTCCACCTTCGCTTTTTTTCCCCAAGGAGAGAATCTCTTCTTCGGTCTCACTGTATTTAGATAAAAAGAATATTGTAATTTCTTATCCAAGTTAGGATACCGATTCATCTCATTAGCAAATCCTAATGTGTCCATATGGTGAGACAAGCATTTGTTAATAACATAAGGTGGATAATTCTTTTCCCAATCAGGATCATCTTCCATAAGATTATCCTTATTGAAATTAATACTATTCAAATAATCCTTAAGAGGATACCGAGCATCATATGGCATAGTTGGTTAAGACTAGTTCTTTACGTTCTTGTTGGTTCTTCATATAGTCACCAACAGATCTCATAGTATAAGTATGGTCATACTCATTTGGAATCCAATCAATAAAACGTTCTTTAATTAACTGAGATGAATTATATGATATCATAGTATGACCAGTATGTAAATCACACTCTTGAGCAAATGCATCATGGTCAAAAGACTTATGCATACCACCCTTCTTACCATATAAGTTGGAACCTATCTCATAAGGAGGATCAAAGTAAGTAAATATATTCTTATCATCAGTAACCATTCTTTCATATGTGAGATTAGTTATAGTCCAGTTCTGTATCAACACCGAATATGCTGGTAACTTTATTATACCTCGTAAACTAAAGTTACTGTCTGAGGCTTGTTTTGAGAAGGAACTCGATTCGGTAAGACCACTGAAAGAACACTTATTAACAATATAAAAGCTAACAGCACGGGTAACGAGACTGGCTCTCTCATCGTTAACCAATTGTTTACTCTCCAGAAAAAGTTCTTTTGCCTTGTCTGGTGTTGGATATGCTTCTTTAAAAGTTCTGAGTCTGGACGTAATTTCATCTGGTTCATCCTGTAGTTGTTGCCAAAAGTTTGCTAATGGTTCATACAAATCATTAACCCACACTTCTAGGTGAGGATATGTTTTTGTTAGATACAAAGCAACAGAACCACCTCCAAGAAAAGGTTCTCTATACTCTTTGTACTTATTCATATCAGGTAAGAACTGTGCCATCTTTGTAATAGCACGAGACTTACCACCTGGATAACGAAGTGGAGTTTTCAATGATTTCATTTTTTAGTAGTGTTGCTTCGTGTTCTGTTGTGAATTGCTATAAACTTATCACCAGCAAATGTGCCACCAAGACACACATCAATCTCATCTCCATCCAACCAATTCATATCACCATTCATTTTAGTGTGTAACATGGCTTCCTGAATCTTGTCGATGACTTCTTGTGTTAGTTTCATTCTTCATCATGTTTGTGAGTTAGTTTACCAGACATCTCATATGCACCTTTGTTTCCACCATGTCCATGTGCGATACCTAGTTCATGCATTTTAGCATGCTCGTCAATAGGGTCACGTAAGTCTGCCTTACCTGGTCCTATTGTGAGATATAAACCATATCCCATAATAAAGAATAATAAACCTACGATAATAAAAACTAAAATCATTAGTAAAACCTCCGTGAATCTCCTAGTCCTCTTTCGACTTCAATAACAATAGCATCCATGATGCGATTAAAAGATCTCGACATCTGACGATACCCAGACCCAACATATAACTGTCCAGCAAATACTGATACAGTTGCAAGACCCCAAAAGATATAATAAAATTTGGACTTGACTTGTGCTCTTTGTTTCTCTTTAGTAATCATGTTAAACAAAAGTTGCGACTAGTACTATTCTAGCCTTTGTCTTGGGTACATTGTGAGTATGATACCCTTCAAAAATGATTGCATCATCCTCTTTAGGATCATGATAATCATTCTCTATAATAGTCTCACCTCCAGAATCAGTGAGATATACTAACATATTTTTATGTGGACAATGATGGTCAACATGTATGAACGTAGTATCTACCTTAGAATCTGGATAGACCATATTAGCAGCAACTCTCAAGAAACTATTAACTTCTAATTTATTGTAATCTAATATCTCCTTAAGAGTT